ATCTTTACCAAAATGAGTTTTCGCGATGTTCGGCAAAAAACCCAAGTGACGCAGTACATCCAAAAAAAGAGGAGTACTAGATGATGGCAGAATGCAGTCATCGCCGAATACAGAAACTCTACTATAGACCGATGGATCGATCAACAGTGAGTTTGAATCTGTTTCTTCTGCTAAGACAGCAGCTGCTAAAGCCCAAAAAATGAGTGTTTCAACAGGAAAAGTTGTAGCATTCCCCATTGTGCTCATCATATTCAATCTGATAACCTGGTTTTTATACACAGTGTTTTCAGATCGAGTAGCATACAGCGCATTGAACCAACACCCGGGGAAAAGGAAATCCACGAGCTCGATTATTACACTATCTGAAGCCTTTGACCAGTCCACCGTGCCATCAAGGCCGGTTATACTGCTCATGAAGGCCAAGAAAGTATGCTTGAATTGCAACCACTCAACGTCCAGACCGAAAAGAGACAAGCGTTTAAACATTACACCCATTAGACCTAGCTGCAAAAACATGCCAGCTGTGTCTTCCGGGGCAATGACTCGACGCTCATCGTCCTTTTTGTCGACTGTAATTAGCTTAGACCCTTTAACAATAGTAAAATCCTCATCACGTGGAACTCCACGGAAATGAGACAGCAATCTGCGGTCCCACCGGACATACCGTTGAAAAAGGCACCGACTTGTTTCACTTGCGGTCATAGGGAGTTTCATTTTAGCTCGTAAAGAGGTATCAGAAAACTTTATACCCTGTGACACGCCATTTCCATGTTTGCACTCTAAGAACCACTCTTCCTCATCAAGATTTCCGAGGACGGTGTGGCAGAGTGCTCTGGCACGCAAAAGTATTCGATCAAGTTTAGGTGTATTCTTGGTAAGGCAACGTAATCCCTTGGCAGGGAACACAATGCCTCTACGAAAAGCAAGCAAACGATTGTTATTGCTAACAAAATCATCAATAGCAGTACTCTCAAGAATCTTGACATCTTTTTGTTTACCAGGATCAACGAACTTCTTAAGAAGCTCGCTGGTTTGTTTATTATGGAAATAATGAATCGCATCAGCGTGATCACCCTCTATACAACTGTGTAAGGGTGAAATGGATGAATCCATGTCTAAGGTGACCGCGGAATGGATAGCTGTTGCTATACCACCCGCATTGAAAAGAGCGGAAGGCTCCTTCACATTTTGTTTCATAAACTTTACTCCAAAGATTGGATAAAAAGTAACAACCAAATCAAGCTATCTGTTCACCATTGGTAAACATACCGGGATTATTAATCACGGTAATAGCTTGGGCATTAATTAGACGTTGTTTTAGAGCTGTTGAAGCCTCTATGTCATACGCTAATTCATGCTTACAGGTATTCACGGTAATCTTACCATTAGCCAGAATTACAGGTTCACGAAAAGTGACCGTAGCTCTAGCCTGAGTATAACCACCGGGGCTACCAATGTTTGGTCTGGGGGGTACATTCTTCACTGTACATGTACGGCGAACACGGAGATCCGTGTCTGCTAAAACATGATAGTGTCGAGTTTCATCGTTGCCTGCACGGAATGCATAAACAACAGCGTCCCCACCTGTTTCAGAAACAGTGACAGAACCGTCTTTTACATCAATTGACATAATAAAATGTCCGTTAGTTTGTATAGATTAATAAATCCGAGGAGCGCTGCTCGTAAGATTAGCGACTGCCTTAGATAATAAATCTAGATTTTGAGAGAATGACTTTCCTTTTATAGGGTTTTTAAGCCTAGGAAGAAAGTCGTTAAAGGTCGGTATACCGGGAATCCTCTGAAGAGAGGATGTTTTGGTACCAACTTTGTCACCAGTAACCGTATAATCAAAATCGGGGTGAGTAACCTCAGTGACTTGGATGTCATGAGTACTCTCCCCTTTATACGTGTAACCGGCAGACAGGATCTTGATTGTTGGATCGGAAAGCTTCATAGCAGCACCAATGAAGGAGCTGATATCCACAAAACGATCAACAACCCAGGAACTCGGCATAACTTGCCAGAGACCCTTGGGAACATCTTTCAATCGCAAACCTAAGTGACCACTAAAAGTGTCCGTAAACGGTTTTTCAGCAGTGTATAGGTACCAACTATTAAAGGATTGTCTAACATTATCAGTTACATGATATGTATTGGAACCCAATGTGACGTCGCGGTCGTTAGAGAAATATAAAAAATCTCCAGCTCCCACTCTACGTCTAGTCGGTGAATCACGATCTCGCTCTAGGTATGCCTGATGCAAGTTCATCAACGAATACACTGGTTGTGCAAACCCAAACCTGGCGGTTAGCCAGGTAGTAGATAAAGCATTTCCCAGTGTTCGTTCACCGCGACCAGTACGCTTTAAGGATTTTCGTGAGTTATAAAGCTGCATAGCAGCACTCCGATATTTCCTCGATAAGTCGTA